CAGCAGGACATGAGCGTCGTCGTGTGGCTGTGCGAGGGGGTCATCCTGGCGGTGGGGCCGAACGCCCTGGAGTCCGGAGAGCTTCCCTACAGCGTGTTCAGTCTGGACCCGCAGCGCACGTCGCTGTTGGGTGGGCATGGCATCCCTTCGACCCTGCGCGACCCGCAGAGGGCGTTGAACGGCGCGTGGCGGGCGTTGCTCTCCGGGGCCGCGCTGGCGGCGCGTCCGATGGTCATTCTGGACGAGACGGTCCAGCCCGCGAACGGGGGGCCTCGTGTCATTCATGCCGGACAGGTGTGGGAGCGTTCGAGGCCGCCGGCGGTGACCGGGTATCCGGGCGTCGAGCCCGTGGCCCTTCAGGGGGACCTGAACGGCGTGATGGCGGCGCTGGAGAAGGCGGAGGCCAAGATGGACGATGAGGCCATGATTCCGCCGCTCTCCTACGGACAGCCGGGGGTGCAGACGGGGCAGACGGCGCACGGGATGGTTCTGACGAGCAACGCCGTCAACGTCACGTTCCGCAAGCACGTCAAGGGGTTCGACGGGGACGTGTCGATTCGCAGCCTTCGCCGGCTGCACGAGTGGATTATGCTGTATGACGAGGACGAGGACGCCAAGTGCGACGTGGACATCGTGGCGCGGGGTACGTCGGTACTGCTCGTGCGGGAGGTTCAGGCGGGGCAGCGCATGATGGCGATGAACATGGTGGGGACCAACCCCGCGATTGCGGACGCGGTGGACATGTTCAATCTGGCGCGGTCCACCTTCGAGGCCATGCAGCTTCCGGTCGACGAGCTCATGCGGTCTCGTGAGGCGTTCGAGGCTCAGGCACAGGCGCGTCAGCAGGCCGAGATAGCGCAGCTTGAGCAGGCGGGGCGGGAGCCGCAGGAGGAGAGCAAGGTCGAGTTGGAACAAATCAAGGCCCAGAGCAAGATGGAGATTGAGCAGATGAAGCAGCAGACCGCCGTGGCGCAGCTTCAGATGCAGAAGGCCATCGCCGAGCTCAACGCGATATCCAGCATGGAACAAAAGAAGCTCGACGTGAGCTTCAAGGCCAAGCAGGCGCAGATGGAGGCGCTGCTTCGGCGTTCGACGGGGGCGGGCATATGAGCGCGTCGTTCACTCCGCAGGACGTGGCTCCGGGCACGTTGACGTATGACGTGGTGCTGGAATGGGCGCGGAACCGGCGCGTGGAGGCCGTGGAGGCGTTGGTCCTGGGGCAGGTTGGCGCGGCAGGGGAGTGTCGTGATACCGTCTGTCGCGCCGAGATTCGTCTGTTGGAGGACTTGGAAAAACACTTGACAGGTCAGGAGCCTGTGCGGTTGACTTACCTCGCCAACGGTGGAGAATGAGGATGCCGAAGGAAGCCGAGCAGCAGGAGTCGTTCGAGGCCGGGTTCGAGCAGTTCGCTCAGGAGGCGGCCACGGACGAGGGTGAAAGCCAGCAGACGCAGACTCAGGACGCGGAGGGTCAGGGCGAGCCCCCTACCTCTGCGGGTCCCGAGACCGGGACGGAGACTGAGGAGCGAAAGCCGGAGCCGGAGCCCACCGAGACGCACGACTACGGACGTGAGGTCCACGGGCTGAAGTCCCGCCTGGGACGTGCGGAAGCGGAGCTCAAGCGCTATCGCCAGCAGGAAGCGCAGGTTCGTGAGAATGCGGCGAAGCGAAGCTCGGCGGAGGGTCAGGCGGCCTACGAGGAGTGGGCCAAGCTCGACCCGGATACGGCGGCCCTGGCGGACAAGTACGTTCAGGGGCTGGTCGAGCGGAGGTTGCAGGAGGCATTGGGGGAGGTTGCCGGGCGCGTGGACGCCCGCGTGCAGCAGGTCGAGGGGGTCCATGCGGAGCAGCGTCAGCAGGTCTTCGTTCGGAATGTCGCGCAGGCGTTGGGTGACGAACGAACGGACCAGTGGACCGAGGAGTATCGTACTCCGGAGTTCCAGGACTGGCTGAAGCGGCAACCGAAGTTCGTTCGGGACCTGGAGCACGCGGAAGACCCCGAGCCGGCGGACATCGCCTACGTGTTTCGGCAGTACCGTTCGCAGGCGGGGGAGTCCAAGCAGGACCAGCAGGCGAGTGACCGGAAGGCGGCGGCGTTGAAGATGAGCAGGGCGGCTCCGTCCCGGTCGAGTGAAACCAGTCTGGACGGTGTGAAGGAGCAGGATTCGTTCCAGGCGGGGTTCGACAAATTCGTGCGCGAACGCGCACAACGAGAGAAGCAGCAGGCGCTTCACTGATAGAGGGGGCTCGACATGAACACGTACGGCGACATCGGCAATGCAACGGCTGGCTTCTATTCGGCCAAGCTGCTTTCGCACGCCGTTCCGGACGAGGTGCTGACTCGGTTCGCGCACCGCCCGGTCACTCTCCCGCGGGGGGAGACCAAGGTGGTCGAGTTCCGCCGGTCCAAGGCGTTCGCGGCTGCGACCACGCCGCTGGAGGAGGGGGTCACGCCCGAGGGTTCGACCTTCAGCTACGAGACCATTTCGGTGCAGTTGCAGCAGTACGGTGACTACGCCGAACTGACCGACTACATCGAGGACTTCTCGAAGGACAACGTGGCCTTCGACATGTTGGAGCGGCAGGGTGAGCAGGTGACTCTGACTCGTGAACTGCTCCTGGCGGACGTGGTGATGGCGGGTACGAACGTCATCTACGGCAACGGGTCGGCGCGGAACGCCATCACGAAGGACGGTACGTTCACGGTGTCGAAGGTTCAGGAGGCCGTCACGGCGCTTCGGAACCAGAAGGCGCGCATGTACCACAAGATCATGTCCGGGTCCGAGAAGTACGAGACCTATCCGGTCGAGGGGTGCTTCGTGGCGGTGGGTCCGAACGAGATGGAGGTCTCGTACCGCAAGCTGGCGTCGTCCAGTGCGCCCGAGGCGGACCACTTCATACCCGTATCTCGCTATGGGACGACCAAGCCCATCAACCAGCACGAAATCGGCAACTTCCGGTCGGTGCGGTACTGCATCACGTCGGAGTTCGGTCGGCTGAAGGGTAAGGGTGCGGCCAGCACGGACGCGGCCATCTACGACGATGGCACCAACGCGGACGTGGGGCAGACCGTGGTGTTCGGCGAGGAGGCGTTCGGGGCGGTGCCGCTGCGCGGAGCCAACACCGCTTCGGTGTACATCCTGAACGCCGGTACGGCCCGAGGGGGCGACCCCATCGGTCAGCGGGGCAGCGTGGGCTGGAAGATGTACTACGCCGCTCTGATTCTTCAGGAGCTCTGGATGCAGCGGCTCGAAACTGCCATTTCCAAGTGAGGGTAACGTCATGACTGCCAGTGTCGCAGGCGGGGGTCGATTCCAGTACATTCGTCTGACCAACAAGTCGGCGTCGCCCGCCAACAAGAAGTATCACATTCGTCTGGGCTGGCGACCGGATGCCGTGTTCGTGAGTCGGCTCCTGGATGGCGCGGCTTCGGCGGCTGCGACCGGGTGGAAGTTCGATGGTTCCACCTACGCGGACGGGGCGGGCGAAATCGTCAACACCAACGGCGACCAGGACGAGACGGGGTCGGTGCTGGAAATCAAGGACTACGGCCTTGAGATTGGCACCGCGACCACGTTCTTCCGGGCGGCCTCGGCGGAAGTGGTCCTCGCGGCGTTCCAGTCCGAGCGCGGGATACTGGAGGCGAACCTGGACGAAGACTCGGTTGGGACCTTCAAGGCCCGTTTCGGCGCGGGGGACCAGTTCGATTTCGACGAGGACGACGAGGACAACCTCGACTGGCTGTTCGTCGCCGCGTGAGGAAATCCCATAGCCCCCGCCAACCGGCGGGGGTTTCCTTCGGGGGTGTCCCATGCCTCACGCCAAACCTTTCAAGCAGGCCAACCAGAACTTCGGCGGGCGCCTTCAGGTGGTCCGCCTGAAGAATCGGGCCACTCCGCTCAACAAGCATTACCACGTCCGGTTCGGCTGGCGCCCCGACTTCGTGTTCTACATCGTCCTCGCGGATGGGGACGGGGATACGGCGCGTTCGGGGTTCAAGGCGGACGGCACCACCTACGCGGACGGCACGCTCCAGATTGTGCGGACCAACGGCAATCAGGACGAGGTCGGCGGCCTCATGGACATCGAGGACTACGGGGTGGAGCTTGGCGCGAACGTCCGAGGATTCCGCGTCGCTTCCCGCGAGGTTGCGTTGGTGTGCTTCGGTTCCGAGCGGGGGTTGTTGTCGGGGGACCTGGGGAGCGACACGGTGGTGGAGTGGGAGACGGACCAGAAGGAGCACGCCTTCGACTACCCGAGTGCCCTGGGGGACGCCCTGCCCTGGCTGTTCGTGGACCCGTGACATGCCGCACGCCAAGCCTTTCCGACAGGACCTTCAGAATTTCGGTGGCCGCATCCAGGTCATCCGCCTGAAGAATTCCACTCCCGCGGTCTACCGACTCTACCAGGCGCATCTTGGCTGGAGGCCGGAGTTCGCCTTCGTCGCGACCTTGACCGACACGGTGGACCGCAAGCAGGGGCCTCCGGTGGTCCCGGCGTTCAACCCTGCGACCGGCTACAAGGCGGACGGGTCCCGCTACGCGCGGGGGTCGCACGGGATGGTGCGTACGGGGGCCGGGCAGGACGAGCTCGCCGGTGTGCTGGACTTCGAGGACTACGGCATCGAGGTCGGGCGTTCGGGCAGCGGGTTCCACCACGCCGCTCGGGAAATGGCCATCGTGGCGTTCCAGTCGGAGGTGGGGCCTCTGGTGTACGACCTCGACGACGGGGAGCCGGCGGCGTTCGGTGCGGACTCAGGGGCCAACGCCTTCAAGTACCCCAATCCCCTGGGAGACCTGCCCGACTGGATTTTCTGCGACCCGGACGGGCCGCAGGTGACGCTCAAGATGTTGAAGTGGGCGGTGGCGGACGCTTCTCCCGCGTCGACGGCGGGGTACTTCACGAACCGGTTTACCCGTGGCGCGGTCTCGGGGTATGGGGCGTGGCAGTACGACCCCGACGGGTCCACGTCCTCGAACAACACGGGGCCGGGGACGAACAGTGACGGGCCGTTCGTGTTCACGGAGTCGAGTGGGGGCGGGACGGACGCGCAGTACGAGACCAATTCCTCGTTGGACATGATTTCCGCGACGGGGGGCCTGGGCAAGGAGTTCCTGGAGGACGGGTCGAACCGGTCGATTCGTATCCGGTGCTGCTTGCAGGGGTTGTTCGCCGATATTTCCGGCGTGAAGTCCGAGGGGTTGGCCGTGCAGCATCGGGCCACTTCGGGCGCGGCGTGGACCACGGCGCATGTCATCCGCGGGTGGGCGTACTCCAACTCGTATTCCGAGGATGACAAGGTGACGGACCACGGGAGCACGGAGTTCACGGTGGTGGAGGACGGCGGGTGGCGTGACGTGAAGGTGGACATTCCGGACACGGCGAAGGAGGTTCGCTTGCAGCCGCTCGTCATCTTTACCCAGACTCCGCATCTGCACGATATCGCCGTGCGGGAAATCGAACTCTTCTACGAGGTATAGGACGATGCGCGTGAAACTGTTGTCGGAGGCGAACAAGAGCGAGCTCGTGAAGTTCGCGGAGGTGGCGTTCCAGATGGAGGACGCCGCGACCCTGCACCACGAGACTCTGAGGACCAAACTCAAGAACCTCGGCGTCAAGCAGGTGACGCTGTTCGAAGAGGCTCCGAGTGGGCCGACGGTACCCGTGCGCGAGACGTATGGGGACCTGAGCCGAGAGGAGACGGACGAGAACAAGGAGCGGTGGGTCTGTATCAACGTCGCTCCCGACCCGGCGCATCGGCGGGATTCTCTCGGAGGTCCGGGGGCGGTGCCGGTCGGCATCAACGGTTCGGTGGTGCACATTCCTCGCGGCAGGCCCGTGTGGGTCCGTGGGTTGTACGCCAAGGTTCTGGGGGATGCGCGGGTACCGTACCGGGAGCCCAGGAACAAGGTGGACCAGACCGGGCGGGGGGCCTTGACCGTGCCGGACATGCGCCATCACGAGGATGAGTCCATGTCCTGGCAGCAGAAGTACCCCTACACCGTCGTGCGGGGCGGCCCGCTGGTGCGCGAGGGAGTGCCGGAAGCTGATCGTGAAACGCCCCTGGTGGGACCGCCGCGGGCCGTGAAGGAGTACCAGATGCGGCAGCGCGCGCTCGACCTGGAGGAGTTCCGTCACGTCACGGGGATTGGTGGGTGACTTTCCTCGAGCTCGTGCAGGAGGCGGTCAATGACGCGGGGACCGGGACGACGGCTACCGTGTCGGGGGGACTGCCGGCCTTGACGGACGGGTACGTGGGGTTGTGCAAGCGGTTGGTGCAGGAAGCCTGGTTGAACATCCAGAACAGCGAGGACGCCTGGACGTTCATGCAGCGCAGCGTGGACATCCCCATCGTGCATGGGGTGCGGCGGTATCCTCTGGAGGCCATTACCTTCGACACGCCTTTCGGGGACTGGCGGTTCCTCGATGGGACGCGCCGCGAGCGCACGTTGGTGAGTGCGGGCAACCTGCTCCAGTGGGACTTCGTGGACCGCGCGCCTGGGGGTGGACGGGGGACCGCGCGGCTCCGGTACATCCCGTACTTGCTCTTTCAGAAGCGGTATGACCGGGGGCTCGCCGTCGCGCCGCAGCGAACGCCGCGGGAGTTCTCGGTGGACTCGGCGACGCACGCGGTGGTGGTGGGTCCCGAGCCGGCCCGTGAGGGGTTGGAAGAGGGGTCGGCGGTTCTGTTCGGCGAGTACAAGGCCGCTTCCCAGAGGTTGATGGAGGACGAGGACGTGCCCAGGGGTTTGCCCGAGCAGTTCCATCCCGCCATCAAGTGGGCCGCCATCGTGGCGATACAGGCGTTCGACGAGGCTCAGGTCGGCATGTCCGCCGCGCAGGAGCGGTACCAGGCATTCATGAGGGACATGAGGCGCACGCTCCTCCCGCGCAGTGTCATCGAGGATTCCTTGACGGCTCCGTAGCGCGTGGGGACAATAGCTTGGCGTTCAACTCGAGGATAGGACCATGCGTATGCCGAAGATGAAGTCCAACGCCGGCAAGATGGGCAAGAAGAACCCGGCTCTGAAGCACGCGGGCAAGCTGCGTCGGAAGGGCATGAAGTCCGGGCGGATGAGCACGAACCTCCACAAGCCAGCCTAGTTTCATGCCGGGGTTCTTTGGTTCGCTGGTGAAAGAGATGCCGCGCGAGTCTCCGCGGTTGGCCCCGAGGGAGGGTGTGTCGCGGCGCAGCGCCCCTCTGGCTCCCCTGGACTTGGATTCGTTGGTAACGGCACCGAGCGTTCCGGGTAAAGAGGAGCCGGAGGAGTCGTTGGAGGAGAAGTACTTCTCCGGGCGTTTCCCGACGAACCCCCTGGACCCGCAGACGAGGCAGCGCGTTCGGGTGGACACGACGACGCCCGCGTACGCGAGGGCTTGGGCTGCATGGATGGAGCGTCGGAGACAGCGTCCGGGCCTGTAGTAGTGAGGGGGGACTCATGGGCGCCACGATGTTTCGGGCACTCCAGCCTGTCATCAATCAGATCCACACGGGTGGGTCTGCCTCGCAGACGCGGGCCGTCACGGGTCCCACGATCCCCACGTCGGCGAAGCCTCCGGTTTCCGCCAACCCCATGTCGGCGTCGCCGCCGACCGCGCAGGCCCCCACGGCGGGAACGCAGGCGCTCCTCAAGGGCGGGACTTCCTCCCCGGTTGTGCGGCAAACCCCGGTTCTGCGGCAAATCAACACGCCTCCGAAGGTACCTTCGCATAACCCTGTTGGGCCCATTCCGGGGGCTCCGAAGACGTCCACGCCACGCCCCGCCGCGCCCTCGCCCGTGCCGGACGTACCTCCGTTGGGGGACGTTTCCATTCCCACCGCGCCCGGCAGAGTCCCGAGCGCCTCGTCCATCCACACCGTGCACGGGGGGCTCCGGCTGTCGGACCTGAGGATGGACCGGGGGGACGCGCCGGTGTCGGACCGCATCGCGGACATCGTGGCCGAAGACTCCCCGTTGATGCGCGAGGCGGACCTTCGGGGGCGGCAGACGGCGGCGGAGCGGGGGTTGCTGTCCTCGTCGATTGCGGCGGGCACGGCGCAGCGGGAGGTTCTGGGGCAGGCCGGGCAAATCGCGACGGCGGACGTTCAGGAGAGTCGGGCGGATGTCGCGCAGAACACGGACATGTTCCGTGCGGGGCTTGAAATCGACGAGTTGCAGCAGAAGCACGCGGCCCTCCAGGACCAGATTCGCAAGACCACCAGCGACATCGAGCGCAACAGGGCGGAGGTGGAACTTCGTCAGGTGGAGGCGGGGCTGCAACGGGCGCGGGTCACGCTGGACCGGGCGCGGGCCGAGCAGGAACGGGTGGCGCACGCGGACTCGGTGCGGTTGCGGGAAGCGGAGCTCGCCCAGACCGCCGAGCTTGAGCGGGGGCGCATGGCGCACGACCGGGAGCGCCTCGATACGGAGCGGGCGCGGTTGGAGCACAGCATCGCGAACGCGCAGACCGAGGAGGACCGCGCTCGCGCGCAGATGGAACTCGACCGAGTCAAGACGTACCAGCAGTCCATTTCGCAGCAGGGGTACGCCCTGTCGACGGAAATGGCGGCCATCATGGGGAACACGGACCTGCCCGCGGAGGAGCGCAACAGTCTCATTTCCGAGGCGCGTGCCCGGCATGACGCGGCGATTGCGGCGATTCGGGACAGCATCGAGAACGTGCGGTTCGGCACGGGTTGGGTGGACTCTACTCCGCCTGCTCCGGCGCCCGCTCCGCCTACCCCGGCACCTGCCCCACGGCCTGCTCCGCCTACCCCGGCACCGGCTCCACGGCCCCCTCCCAGGC